CTCCTGAAATTTTCATAATTTTAATTATTTTGCGAGAAATTCATAGATCCAAACTTCACCACGGCCACCTGCACCACCGGGACCTGAGGCTACTGCAGTTACAGATCCACCTCCACCACCACCGCCGCCTCCAGGTATGCCCCCTACTCCCCCTGTACCACCCACAGAAGATGCTTTTCTACCTCCAGCACCACCACCACCAGAACCACCAAAGATTGCTCCTGAAACAGGAAATGCAAAATTATTACCAGGACCACCATTTATTGTAGTTGATTCTAGTCCAGCAATTCCACCAGCAAGCATGGTAGATCCATCAGGATATAATATAGCAGAACCAACTCCTCCAGAACGTTCAGTTGTAGCATCATAACCACCACCACCAGCACCATAACCAGGAAAATATTGAGATGACCAATAAAATGTTGATGCTGATACTACTCCTATATTAGCAGGAGATTCTCCAACAATATTAGTACCTCTGGCTGCAGTAAATCCTGATTGCATTGAAGCAATAGATTGTCCACCATATGTCTGACTATTAGCCGAAAGAGGAACACTAGAAAATATATATCCTAGAGGGGCAGCTGCAGAATTAGTAGTTGTTCCACCACCACCAGCTAAAGTTGCTCCTGCTGATGTGGTAACACCGGGACCAATTAAACCTACCAATGATGCAGTTCCCGTAGTAGACCCTGGATTACCATTTGCACTAGTAGCTGCTAATCCTCCGGCGCCACCAGATCCAACAGTTATAGTGGTCGATGTACCGAACATATTAGCTGGATTACTATAAATCATTACATTGCCCGCTGCACCACCGCCGCCACCACCGGCTGCTGTAGTAGCACCGGATCGGCCACTACCACCACCAGCACCACCATTCCAGATTATACAAAGAACTTGCTGAGCATTAGCGTCTTTAGTCCATGTTCCAGTTGCAGTAAACTGAGTGAATTTTATCTTACCAATACCTATTGGTAACGAACTTGAATCAAAATATGAAAAAGACATAATAACTCCTATACAACACTTAATGTTCCAACACCGTTAATATAAGTAAATGTAGTGTCCGCTGTCGTACATAATATTTTACATGATTGACCCACGGCAGACGATGATACAGTTCCCGTAGCTCCAATAGTAGATGAAGTTGATTCAAATATAATCTTTTGTCCTGCATTCTGAGCTATAGTCCATCCAGAAGCACTTTTACCAACGACTTCAATAATAGAACCAAATGCAGCAGTTGCAGGTAATGTTAATGTTACCAATCCAGCATTATTTGCTACATATCCATTATTTACAGACATAGTTGTTGATGCTCCCGTTATTTCATTCCAGGTAAATGAACCGCTCGGACCTGAATCAGAACCTATTGCACCTGTAGATGTATTAATAGTTACATAATTTTTATTTGCAACCGCAACACCTTGAACACCTGTTAATATAACACCTGCAGATGGAGCTTGAATTGTTGTAGTACTTGAAGCGGTTGTAGATCCTAAAGTTACTCCTTTAATAGCAGCACCAGTCCCTATAGATAAAGTTGTTGCAGAAGCATCAGTAGATATGCCAAAAGCACCAGTTCCACTATTAATAGTCAATGCACCATTAGTTGCTGTAACATTTAATGCTCCCGATCCAGATTGAACCGTAGTAGCAGATGTTGAGTTAGTAGATCCTAGAGTAGTTGTTTTAACAGCTCCGCCAGTAGCTATATTAACTGTAGTTGCTGATGCATCTGTACTAATACTCATAGAACCTGTACCAGAATTATGTGTCTGTGCTCCATTTGTACTTGTTATATTAAGAGCACCACTTCCTGACTGTACTGTAGTAGCTGATGTACTATTAGTAGATCCCAAAGTAACCGTTTTAACAGCACCACCAGTTGCCAGAGAAACCGTTGTTGCTGATGCATCGGTTGAAAGCCCCAAGGCGCCAGTACCAGAATTACCTGTCCACGTACCATTTGTACTCGTTAACGCTAAAGCGCCACTTCCACTTTGTACTGTTGTCGCAGAAGTACTATTAACTGAACCTAGAGTTACTCCTTTAACTGCGCCACCTGTAGCAAAAGATACTGTAGTAGCTGAAGCATCAGTGCTTATACCAAGAGCACCAGTTCCTGAGTTTATTGTGATAGCACCATTTGTAGCAGTCACATTCAATGCACCTGAACCAGATTGTACGGTAGTTGCACTTGTTGAATTTGTACTTCCTAAAGTTACACCTTTAACTGCGCCGCCTGTTCCTATAGATAAAGTAGTAGCCGCAGCATCAGTAGATATACCAAAAGCTCCCGTACCAGAATTATGAGTTTGTGTACCATTGGTTGAAGTTATATTTAATGCACCTGAACCAGATTGGACTGTAGTCGCTGATGTACTATTAGTAGATCCAAATGTAGAAGTTTTTATACCAGCGCCTGTACCAATATTAATTGTACTTGTTGTAGCGTCAGTTGCTAAAGACACAGTTCCACCATTAGCAGTTATTCCTGCAAATGTAAGTGTTTCTGTACTACCAGTTCCACCAAATGATAATCCGGTAGTGCCACCGGTAAATGTAAATGCTGCACCCGTAAGTGCACCACCAGTGTCACCGGTTATTGAAATAGAAGATGCAGCACCTGCATCAGAACCAATAGCGCCTGTTGCTGTATTAATAGTTACGTAATTTTTATTGGCAACAGCAACACCTTGAACACCCGTTAAAGTTACACCACCCGATGGAGCTTGAATTATCGTAGTAGCCGAAGCAGTTGTAGATCCAACAGTTGTAGCATGCGCATTGGCAGAAGTACCAAGATTAGCACCACCTGTTCCACATGCGATTGTTGAGGTACTCGTTGAGTTAGTTGAACCAACTGTAACCGTTTTAACAGCACCTCCTGTACCAATAGATAAAGTAGTAGCAGAAGCATCAGTAGATAACCCCAAAGAACCCGTACCTGAGTTTCCTGTCCATGTGCCATTAGTACTGGTCAAAGCAAGAGCTCCCGAACCAGACTGAACGGTGGTAGCAGAAGTACTATTCGTAGAACCTAAAGTAACTGTCTTAACTGCTCCGCCGGTCGCTAGAGAAACTGTAGTTGCTGAAGCGTCGGTTGATAAACCAAGTGCTCCTGTTCCTGAATTTCCGGTCCATGTGCCATTAGTACTTGTAAGAGCTAATGCACCACTACCACTTTGAACTGTAGTAGAAGAGGTTGAGTTAGTACTTCCTAAAGTCACGCCCTTAACAGCACTTCCAGTTCCAAATGAAACTGTAGTAGCCGAAGAATCTGTACTTATACCTAATGCTCCAGTACCTGAATTTATCGTTAGAGTTCCATTTGTTGATGTAACTGCAAGAGCACCACTACCAGATTGTACCGTTGTAGCACTCGTCGAAGTAACTGATCCAAATGTAGAAGTTTTTATACCAGCACCAGTACCAACATTGATTGTACTCGTTGTGGCATCAGTCGCTAAAGATACAGTTCCGCCATTGGCAGTTATACCGGCGAAGGTTAATGTCTCCGTGCTACCAGCTCCACCAAATAACAATCCAGTCGTACCACCGGTAAATGTAAATGATGTACTCGTAAGCGCACCACCTGTATCACCAGTTATTGATATAGAAGATGAAGCGGGTGATTGCCACGAAGGGTCGGCCCCGGTCACTCCCGTTAGAACTTGTCCTGTTAATCCCGCACCTAATGAAGTTAATGACCCAGAACTATTACCAACTTGAACGGTATGATCTGTCGTTCCCGTAAGATCAGCCTTTAGGGTTCCTGCGCCATCAGTCCAACTAATGTTATTACCATTGGTCATCGAAGCTATGACAGGATCGGCCCCAACAGACCCGATAATTAATTGTCCATTTCCAGCTACACCAAGGGGTGTTATAGCACCGGTTCCTGAACCAAGTAAAACACCATGATCTGTTAATGTAATTGCACCCGTACCACCTTTATCAACGGTTAAGGGGACTGGATTGGAAAGGGTATATGATCCTGCCATGATATTATCCTAATATTTCGTAGACCCAGATTTCTCCACGGCCACCATTCCCGCCGGCACCTGATGAGGTACCTGTTAAAGAACCACCACCACCACCGCCTCCGCCCCCAGGTATACCACCATTACCACCTGTCCCCGCAGAACCACCTGTGTGTTGGCCACCACCACCACCGCCGCCAGCGCCACCGAAAATAGCGCCAGTTACAGGGAAGACAAAGTTAGCACCAGTTCCACCACTAATAGTTCCAGATTCAGTACCGCCAGCACCACCTGCAAACATAACAGTTTGATCAGCATTAAGAATATTAGATCCGCCACCTGCAGCACGTTCAGATACAACATCTGCACCTGAACCACCACCACCGTAACCGGCAATATAAATATAATTGGTATATTGCGTGTAACTATTATTAAAAATTTTTCCTATATCAGAAGCTGCAACGGGGGCAGTATTTGATCCCCTAGAACCATCCCAGGCTCCACTTATAAGACTATTAGAACCAGCATTCATATCACCATTATAAAAAAAATTAGAAAGAGTAGCTGGATTGGAAACATTAGATATTCTTACATTATAATTAACCGCTGAAGAACTTGTTGTTGTTCCTCCGCCGCCTACTAATGATACTCCATTAATACCATTAAGAACTGGTCCCATATGACCAGCTAAAGATTGTCCACCGGCAGTTCCAGGATTACCATTAGTTAAATTTGCAGCCTGTGCTACTCCACCAGCACCACCAGCACCAATAGTAATAGTTTCGGTAGCGCTAAACATATTAGCAGGCGCGGCGTATATCATTACATTACCTGCCGATCCACCACCACCACCAGCACTACTTGTAGTAGCTCCTTGGCGACCCGATCCACCACCCGCACCACCATTCCAGATTATAAACATAACCTGTTGGGCATTAGCATCCTTAGTCCATGTTCCATTTGCAGTAAACTGCGTAAATTTTACCGTGTTACCACCGCCAGCTAAAGGCAATGGCCCCGAAAGAAAATATGATCCTGCCATTGTATCTCCTAAACGACTGTTACAGTTCCAATACCGCCAACAACTTCATATGTAGTATTATTAGTAATACACAAAAGAGTTACACCATCAGCATAATTTGTAGAAGCTAAACTTCCACCAGCGCCAACTGTTGTTATATCAGATCCAACAATGATTGATTGCCCTGCATTCTGCGCGATTAACCAACCACCAGCACCTTTTCCTGCGACTTTTATTATATCGCCTTGATTGGCGCCCAAAGGAAGAGTTAATGTAACCAGGCCTGCATTATTACTGATATAGCCATTATTGGCTGACATCCCCGCAGAGGCTGCAAAAACTTCAGTCCATGGAAATATAGCTGCAATAGAGATAGATCCCGGGCCATTAGTAATTTTTACACCACTACCAGCAGTAATCGTTGATAGAACTGGATCATTAAGAGTTGATCCGATGGGGATTTGGCCATTTATAGCAGCACCTAAAGATGTTAATGATCCACTAGCATTACCAATTTGAATTTGATGATTCGAAGTGCCCGTTACAGAATAAGTAACGGTGTTAGTTCCTGGATTACCAGTACCCGTAATATTATTACCACCAATAAGCGTAATATTGCCACCGCCATCAGCACTAACTGCACCGCCTGCATTCGATGTAACCGTTTGAATTCCCGAACCTGCTGTAGCATCAATTTTGATTGATCCTGGGCCATTAGTAATCGTTATATTAGTTCCGGCTGTTAAAGTTGCTAAAACTGGATCTGCGCCAACCGATCCTATAGCCAAAAATCCATTACCAGCAACACCTAAAGATGTTAATGAACCCGAACTATTGCCCAATTGTAAACTATGATTTGTGGTGCCACTTACTGAGAATGTGAGTGTATTTGTTCCTGGATTACCAACACCCGTAATATTATTACCAGTATTACCAAGTACATTAATATTATTAGCGCCATCAGGACCAACGGGTCCGCCGCTATTAGTCGTCAAAAACTCTACTATTGATCCGGGTGGAACAATTCCCATTCCGAAATTTGTTATCTGTGACATACGTACTCCCTATGTATTGTAGAAGTGTGATACATAAAAAGACCCTGATGTGGGAACCGACCCAGTTAATCGCTTAACGAAATATTGCGTATAAGCACTAAGCCTTACATCTCCTTGAATATCCTTATCGGATTGAATATCAATAATTATTGATGAATTTGCTGCAACCGGAATATGATCCGTGTTACCTGTAAATGAAAACATTACAGCAGCATCTGTGAAATTGGCTAGTATGAGTATAATTCCGGGCTTTGCAGCACCTACTCCTACTACCGTGTAACCTACTCCGATAGATGCAAAACCGAGGCTCTGCACTTCCGTAGCGCGTAATTGAAAACCCATTACTCTCTCCCTTTATTAAATCGTAGTGGCTTTACTTTTCTTCGCTCGTTGCATCCGCTTGTACATTGGATGCTCTCGTCGCTTCTTCTTCGGATCGTTTTTTATTGTCAGTAAGGACTTGAGCAAATTCATTCCATACATCAAAGCATTCTTGCAACGGAGCGCGAAATGGTAAATCGAGTACATATATCCGACCATCTTTTTCAATTTCTATTTTGTGACGTAATTCTTCTTTCAAGTTAACCCTTTCAAATTTTGTTACTGGAATTACACTAACATACCTCTACCTTGAAATTCAATGTCAGGGTTTTAATGAGGGGACCAATATCCCCTCATTATATTTAAATTATTTAATCAATAATCCAACCTGTAATAACTACATCTCCATTAAGTGCGGCTGCACCATTATTCTTTGTATTAACAATAATAGTTCCTGTAGTTTGTGTATTAATACGCTGAGCGGTCATTTGCGCATCATTCGATCCAGCATTAGAAACTGTAAGCATTACACCAGCTCCTACAACAAAACTACTATCTGTAATAGTAAAGGCCTGTGTTCCTGCAGATGCAGTTGTGAAGCCGGTATATGTAGCTTTAAAGACGCGAGCATTAATTGTCGCAGTAGCTGTTGGAGAAGCAACTGTTGCAGTAGAAGGTGCAACCGATACGATACCACCTGCTGATAAAACCACTCCGCCTGAACCGGCTTGAATAGTAGTTGTCGAAGTTGTAGTAGTCGAACCAACTGTAGTTGCGTGGGCATTAGCAGATGTACCAAAGCTAGCACCACCAGTACCACAAGCAACAGTTGTAATTGAACTACTATTTGTTGAACCCAATGTAACTGTTTTAATTGCACCACCAGTAGCTAAAGAAACTGTAGTTGCAGAAGCATCGGTAGATAAACCAAGTGCTCCTGTTCCTGAGTTACCAGTCCATGCACCACCTGTACTTGTAAGGGCAAGTGCTCCACTTCCAGACTGAACAGTAGTAGCAGAGGTTGAGTTAGTACTACCTAACGTCACTCCCTTAACGCCGCCACCTGTTCCTATAGAAACTGTAGTTGCAGTATTATCCGCAGAAATATTCATTGCAGCCGTGCCTGAAGTTAGGGCTATAATTCCATTAGCTGCTGCTAAAGATATACCACCAGTTCCAGAAGAAAGCGCTAAACCACCAGCACCATTTGAAGCCATAATTTGAACGGCATCTACTACTGCTTCGCCGCCCGTAATAACAACAGAACCTGCTGTTGAGTTTACAGTAAGATCGAATGCACCTGTAACAGTAAGATTAGAAGCTGCTGCTGCATCAAGTAATAATGCACCCGTAGTGTCTATATCAACACCAGCTGTTCCTGCATTAACATCTATACCACCACCTGCGTTAGAAGCATTAATACTAATCGCATTAGCTGCTGCTTTGCCACCAGTTAAAATAGCTGATCCAAGAGTTGTGCTTAAGGTAAGATCGGCTGCACCTGTAACGGTAAAATGAGATGCGGTTGCTGAATCTAATGCGATACCTGCTGCAGTACTAGCTGCAATTGCTCCAGCAAGAGCATTACCAACGGTAACTGTTCCAGTTGAGGTTCCTGCATTTATAGTAGTATTTGCGTTTACCGAGCTATTGACATGCGTAGTCCCGCTAAGATTAATCGCAGTAAGAGCATCAGCATTACCACAATTAACCGTTTTAGTCCCAGTACCGGTTGACATGTTAACAGTATGAGTACCAGAAGTACGATTACCTGTAGCGAGGTTGAGTAAGTTTTGACCAAGTGTAACTCCTCCTGTAGCAACATTAACTGTCTTAATTGAATCTGCATTAGTAGTTGCACCACCAACACCCAAAGACAACGTATCAGTTGTTGCTGCCGTAACTACAGTTCCGCCACTAATAGTAGTAGTGCGGGTAGCTGTAGGAGCAATATTACCAATTCCAATAGTAGATGTATCGGCATCTGTGGCGATCAAAAGACCACCTGTACCAGCACGAATTGCCAATCCACCCGCTGCATCTGAAGCATTAATTACAATAGCATTAGCATCAGCTTCGGTAGCTACAATATTGATAGAAGAACCAGTAGCTGTAATATCAATATCTTCGCCTGCTGAAGCACCCGCTGCTGTAATATCAATACCACCGATAGTTGATGATATAACGATTGAATCAGCTGCATTTTCACCTGCAGTGATTGTTACAGAACCTAATGTATTAGCTAGAGCGATATCTTTTGCTGCACCACCTGCGGCTGCAATTGAAATACCACCCGCTGTAGCACTTAAAACAACGGCTGTTGCCGAAACTTGTGATGATTCAACATTAACTTGCAAAACACCATCGATATCAACACCACCTACTGTTGATGTGAGACTAATTGCATCTGCATTAGCTAATCCTGAAACAAGTGCTATACCACCAACATCTGAATGAATATTAATAGATGTTAATGAACTGCCCTGGTCTGCATGCAATTCGATGCCTTCTGCGGTGCCCCCATCACTATGCAATAGGACTGATGGATTGCCATTAAAAGTAGAAGTTAAACTAATAAGATCAGGTGAAGAAAATGCAATATCACCAACGATTGTAGTTGTTCCATCAACTGTTAAATCCCCACCAATAGTTACATTACCCGCAGTAACATCCAAATTACCTAAGGTTATTGTAACATCGCCATCTGTCACAACTAGGTCACCTGGAGTTACTGTAACGGAAGTAAATGTACCCAGGCCTGACGCAGGTGAAGTTGACCAGGTAGAAACACCACCATGCATACTCGTTAAACACCAAACAGTATCTTCTGTGGTATTAACCCACATTGTACCCAATTGTGCTTGGTCTCTATCGCCTGGATCGCGTTGTTCAATAATAGGTTGTGGTGGGATGCGAACAGTATTACCTGCTCTGTTATAGGTAAAATATGTCTTAGTCTGATTGATTGCCATGAGAATCCTTTCATTACTTTTTTAAATCTCCTGGCATCACAATACTATGTTGTATGGTACTTGCAAGAAATGCTTGACTTTGTGATTTAAATCTAATATCATAATATTATAGTATTAATAAGAAAGAAATAATGAAAATAAAGAATAAGCCCGTAATGATACATATTCCTGAAGAATTAGTGCGCGAAGTTAAAGTAGTTATTGCACATTTAAAAATGACAATGAGCGCTTATATAAAAGAAGCAATATTAGATCGATTAGAAAGAGATGTTCCTAAAGTTGAAGCTATGAAAGAGTAATATGAAACCGGACAATAAGATTATAGCAGTGTCATTTGTAAGTGGAGTGTTTATTACGGCATTGTTATTCTTATTGCCGCCAATAGTAGGATTTGTTTTGTTGTGTTTATTGTTTTCGTTAACGTTTTTAATGTAAAGATATTCCGGGGGGAATTATGGAAAACACAAAGAATTATATTGAGTTCAAAATGAAATATACCGACGATCAAATTGATTGTAGGGTATGTGAAACTCCATTAACAAAAGAAAACTTCAAAGAAAAATATGTTTGTCCATTTGATGACGAACCATTTTGTGATAGTTGCTTCAATTGGGGTGAAGGACAAATCAACCATAAGGGAGATTGATATGTTAGGCGCGATTTTAAGTTTCTGTTACTACATGTTTATAATATCAGCGATTGCCCATTTGTGGTGGTTATTTATAGTTATTAGTAGTGATATTGGTGAAGTATTATCTTCATGGATATCACATAAATTCCAGAGTATCAAAAGAATTTTTGTCGGCTTCCTTAGATAACCATGGCATAAGTTTTACAACTTTATTCATGTTTTTCATAAATAATGATGGATTATTCGCACTAGCTGCTTCAACGGCATTAAAATAATATTTTCTTGCTGCTGGATTAGAAGCTATTCCGCGCCCAAATCTTTCCGTTTCGCGAAGTGCAATTTTAATTGGTTCTGTTAAAAGTTCAGCACCAAATTTTCCTTTAACATTTAATTTATCAAAAAACTTATCTGTTATTGTATTCATATGTTTTAATGCAGTAAGTTGATCAGCAGATTTAAGATGCTTAAAAAACGTAGGATTTTCCAGACTATGAGAAGTAAAATATTGATCAAGAGCCTCATTAAGTGGTGCTATATATCGAGCATTTACTGCATCTGGCAATTCTTTTTTAAGAGCATTGATAGATGTTCTTAAATCTACTGCCTTAGAAGGATTTAATTTTTTTCCTCGTACATTTTTATCAATAGTTCTTAAAATATTGTTTACTTTTTTTGATACTTTTTCGCTAACTTCTGTACCCAAATTTTCTTCTACTGCCAAAACTGCCTTTTGAATATTATCTGCAGAATGTGTAGATCCTTTTTTAATAAAAGATTTAGCTAGTTTATATTCTTTGGCTTGTTCTTTGGCAATCGTAGGAATTTTACCCGTATAAACACCATGACCTATTTGTGTAGCTAATTCTGCCACATCTTGAACTGCTTCAGGAGCACCAATTGCACCAAGACCACCAGCGGCCGTACTGCCGTATCCGAGACCTTTTAATGCCTGTGTTCCACCCAAAGTTGCAGCCGCAGGAGCAGATTGCGCAAATCTCTTTAAAACATGTTCACCAATATTTTGAGGTTCTAATTCTTCTTCTGATATATTTCCATATTTCTTTATAAGTTCAGAAGGAACTGGATGAGGAGGAGTAACTCCAAACCATCCTGGAACAGTAGTAAAGAGAGACTCTACGCCTTTCAATAGATTGATTCCACCTATTTTACCGGCTCGTTTTAATCTATTTCCCACACCAGAAGAAGATTTTGGCGATCCTTCCCCTACAAAAGAAAATTCATCCATTATTCACCTCACACTATAACCCAAGATTTTCCATTGCTTTTCGCAGTTAGCCCAGTTTCTTTTCCGCGTATTGTTTTTCCAGAATATTTATTTGCCGGATATTTGCTTTCTAAAAACTCAACCCATTTATTTCTAAATTCCTGTTTTTGTCCGCTACGAATTTCTTTAGCACGCTTTTCAATTTGTGGTTTATAATCTGCAGGAACTTTTTCTCCCCATTTTTGAATCAATTCTTCAGAAGCTTTCGCCTTAGAATATTCCTTCATAATTTCAGGATCGTTTTTAATTTTATAAGCAAGTCGTTTTATAGTTTCTGGATGTTGCCAAATTGCAGGTTTTCGTAATTCTTCTAAGGCTAAGCGTGTTTTATGAAGAACGCCGCCTCCAAGTTGAGCCCTAGATAAAACTAAATCTGCAAAATCAGTTATGAGTTGTTGACCCTCATTAGTTTGAATTGATTGAGGAGTAATAGCTCCCCATGGTCCCGTAATTGCTTTTCCGGTTTCAACTAAATCAATAATATTTTGTGCAGTTTTAATAGTATGCCGAGCGGGAGATCCTTTTTTTTCTATTTCTTCAATATAAGGCTTAGCATATTTATCAATCTCTGCTTGTTTTTTTATATTTTGATTTTCTTGTTTAATAGCAACTTCTTTTTCTCGAATTGCTTGTACTGGATTTTTAAAATAATCCGCTATATTAGACGCACCTTGTTGTTCTTCTGTACCTTGTTGTTGTCCACCTTGAGATCCCTGTAATACAGCACCAAGATTGGGCAATATAGCCTTCTGTGCATGTTCGGGAAATGAGGCAATAGCTTTTAATCTTTGTTCTGGGGTTGAACTAGGATTTGCGAGCATTTGAAGTGCATTTTCAAAATTAGATGTATGCATTTGATTAACTTTTGCTTGGGCTAATCCCTGAATTCCTTGGCTTAATCCTTCAGATAGTCCGGTACCAAGTATATTTCCCCATGATTTTTTTGAAGGAAGTACATTTATTGCCATCTTATCCTCCTTGAGAGCTAAGCAATTTAATTAGATTATTAAGCCATCCCTGACCGCCTGATAATGATTCTCCACCAGCACCCGTTTGTCCTTTTCTACCAGCAAGTGCAGATAACGCCATTGGTCCATATTGACCTGCAGTTTTTAATCCTTGTTGACCTAGCATTTGTCCAAATCCAGGTTCGCCTTCAAAATAATTAATCTCATCGCGTGGATTAAGCCCCAAACCAAGCATTTGTAATAATTGAGATTGATTTTGTAATCCATATTGTGAAGACAATGCTGCTAATGCTTCTTCTAGTCCCGCTCCGGCTGATCCTAATTGTGATGCAAACTGAGGTGACATTGTTGAAGATTGTCCCATTTGTGTGAATCGCTCTGCTAGTCCTGGTACGGTTTGTTGAGCAAACTGCGATCGAGCCTTATTGGCTATTGGTTCAAAACCTGCTTGAGGATTTTGAAGACCACCAATTCCCATTTGTAAAATCTGATTAAGAACATCATTTTGTTGTTCATTATATTTAGGAACACGCTCATATCTATTTTGGGTTCCACCAAAAAAACTTCCGCCAGCCATCCCATTGCCTCCTGCTGAGCCTTGCATCTGCTGAATGCTTGGCTTTTTATTTCCTGTTAAAAATCCTTTTAATCCACCAATTCCTGCACCAATTGCAGCTCCCCAAGGACCTAATGAAGCACCAGCTAATGCACCGCTGGCAGCACCCCCGGCACCCCTTCCAAATCTTCTTCCCAAGTCAGCCATCTTATTCCTAATACTCTAAAAATTCTAAAACTATATATACGGTTGTAAAATTTATAGCCGTATTATTCACCACTATAACATTGGTCGAATTTACTTGAACTGATATTGTATTACCTCCAGCATCAACATAAGGAATTGGATATGCATCAACTCCGGCAGAATTAGTTGCGGCTCCATAAATAGAAGTAAATTTAACAGGGTCTCCCGCAGGAATAGATAAGCCATGAGGCTTTGTGGAAGTTGCTCCCGCTAATATAGGTCCCATGTCTACCACAACTTGATAACCAGGTCGTCTTTTTAAGGGTGAGTTATCATCTGGATTAAACCACTGGGACCCATTATTAAATACATTTTTAAGATAATAACCCGTTTCTTTATCATTAAGTGAAAGAGCAATATTGTTAATTTGCTGATAAAGACGAACTAATAGGTCTTTAAAGTCGGGACTTGCAGGATCAATAGAATCTAAATAACCCATATCCCAAATCTGAGTTGTCTGTATAAATAAACCAATTCTGTCTTGCTGTGTTAACATTATTGAAGCCTTTCTGATGTAGGCATTACATAAAATGTCATAGCATTAAGTTCAAAGTTTTCTAATGAAACATTAGCGTCAACCATTTGCGTATCTGATAAATACAAATGCAATTGAACATATTCACCATCGGCTTGTAAATAAATTGGGTGCCAAAGAACTTCTTGTTGAGATTCAAGGGGATATAATACATAGGGTGATGTTTCTAAAACATTGTTCCCTAAAATAGCACCGGTAGCTTGTCCTTCTGTTACTAATGATAATTCAGATGAAGATGTAAAATAATCAACTGTAATAGCACCTGTAGCAGTTTTATCTACTAAGAAATCAACTTTTTGAACAGATATGTTACGTCCTTTATCGGCATAGAAATTATACTGCTTAGTTAATATATCAATCCTACTTACTCGAGTAATTGTACCGCCGCCTTGATATGCAAATAAGAATGGTCCGCCAGAAACTACAGAGAATGTATTATTATCTATGACTGTTACTTGCCAAATTTTATCATTATATGTGGTTAATCCAACACAGTTTTTAATAAGAACAAAATCACCTGTTGTTAGATTATGATTAATAACGGTAAATATAGTAGGTGTAATAAAAGGAATATCAGTAATTTGTAAGGCTTGGCAGTTTGAAGAACTTTCAGAATCAACTAGAAATACAAATCCTTCTTGGTTTCCCGCGATAACATTTCTAAATCGTGCCTGTAAAGGACCAGATACCCATTGATTAGCATTTTCTTGCCATTCCATAAGAAGATCTTCCCATCGTGTAGGATCGCCTTCGTTCTGCTCTTGGAAATAACCAAAACATGTTATAGAGTCATCATTAATAGCCCATGTTCCCGTTTTATAATTAAATACCAATACTTTATTATTGAATGGGAAATCCATACTATCTTGGTCACCATCGGGAAATGACCAATAGATCATCTCTACAAAATAATCACGTATTCCATAAACACGTTCTGGTTCATTAGTTTCATTATTAAAATCAAATATTTCATCAGGAATTTTATCATCGATACGCTCAACATTAGATCCATTACAAGCATGGATACCAACATTGCCTACTCCAATTGCTACTTTATCAAAAGGGATTACAGAAAAGGTAGATTCGGCTCCAAGTTCAGTATTAATTCTTTGCCATGTAAATGGATTAGCTTGGTTACCGGTATAAACAATTTCCCACGTAGAGCGCTCAAAATAAACGATAAGACGATCTTTTACGAATTCTGATGTAACTATAGACTCAGATGTTGGAGCGTCAATGGCAGACCCTTTTCCGGGTATATCTTGGCGCCATGAATCTACACCAACTGGTGAATCTAAAACAGTTGAATAACGAGCGCGTTGTGCATAATGGCGCTGAGTATAATTTATTCCATCGGGTGATTCGCTTTCCCATGTATTAAGCGCAATCATTCTATTTTTGAAGACAACTAACATGCGGCATGTATCTAAAAATATATCTAATACTAATGGGGGTCCTACAACGAGTGAACTTACTTTAGGTCTTAATACCGTCCATGTTGATCCATCAAAATAACGCATAAAGTTTGGATCATCTTCATCGAAATTTGTTACATAAAGAAAGTTTTGATATTCAAAAGTACCGATACCGTTTGTAGTCCAGAAAAACTGTGAATTACTTCCAACCCAAGTTGATGCACCAGCTGTTGTTTCAGTACTTAATCGTTCGAATCCCGTAAGACCATATTCATATGCAAACCTAGTATCAAATGCAATAAGTTGTTCATTATTAATATTAGGTAACTCAAATGAAGCTAAACCCATTACTGGCAATGATGGATAATAGTAAACATCTGTGAAGGCACTTGCTAGGGCAACTAAAATTCCTCCAGTAGTACCATTAAATATCATTGTACCACTTCCAGTAGATAATGTAGGAGCTGGCGGACCAGCAACTATAATCACTGTAAATATTTCATTACCAATCGAAAATAACTGACCAATGGCAGGAGTTGCAATTGGAATACCTGCAAGTAAGGGAGTCGTTCCTACAAAAGTGCCGAATCCATCAGTTGTTCCAATTTTAATTCTTAATCGTGATTGAAGTTGTTCAAAGCCAACCGCAGGAGGATTTGTTGCTTCAAGTAAAGTTCCACCAAATCGTTTACGAATTCGTCCACGAAATACATAGGCATTTTCAAGACGTGCGAATGCTTCATCGGGTATCATAAAGGGCTTTAAATTTGCCTGCAATCCACCATCGGGAGGCGATATCATAAAACGATCTAAAGGCATATTAAACTCCTATAGCAACCCACATAAAACTAATAATTGAAACTGATGAAACCGATCTTCTTACGGTGAATTGAGTAGTAGTAGTTCCCGCCGTAGAATCAAGCATAATCTGGTTATTATTACTAGCATATCCAGTATGCATCCGTGTAAATTGCATTACAGGACTTGCATTAGTAAACACAGGCAATCCAACTAATCCGGTACTGAATGTATATGTTTGAACAGGATTTAAAGTAAAATTATTTTCTCTTCCCCATACCATAAGTACACCTGAAGGAAGATAGGTCCATCCACGTGCTGCATTTGTATAGTTTTGTGTAAAAGGAATAGGAGTTCCAGCCGATCTTTGAACATAAAGCTGTTGAGTTCCCCCGGTAACTGCATTATATACATCAATATCGGTTCCTAGGGTTACTGGTGCACCACCCTGGCTTGGAAATGTAACAAACTTATGTTTACCCTGATTGGGATCACCAAAATTAAGATGGTTTACTCCCAATAAAAGAGGAATCTCCTGAAAGTTACCTAATAATTGACCCTGAGATTGATTAATTCTATCGGTTGCTTGAGGAATCGACGAGTTATATGGAGGCATCATTACTCCTAATAGTTACCATAACCATAGTAAAACGGAGAAGCCGAGTTACTTGATTGTTGATTATAAATTGTTACTACACTTTGGTTCTTCAAGATCATTAATGTTCTACGCAGAACTAACTCTTGTTGTTTTTCAAACTCGGGCATAATCAATTGAACACTATCAAGGTCCATCGTATCTTCAAAAACCTTTTTAGCGGCTCCATAAGCAATATATTGCCAATAGTCATTAAGTAATGGAAGATCTGTTGTATTTAAGATAGCGCTAGGCCTTTTATACACATCCATAGTAATAGCATATGGCTGGTCAGGTACAGGACGAAGTGTAAACTGGTTATCATAATAAAGAATCGAGGTAGGTCGTGAAGGCTTGTATGGAAATGTTTGAGCAGAAATATTGGTGTTCGCAAGAGGGGCAACAGGAAAAGTAAAACTATAATCTCCATTAACATAATTTATTGTTCCTACTGATGCGCCCGTATTTGTATCGTATAGCAAACCCAATCCATCAAATGGATTAAATGGTATATCGTGTACTGATAACCCTTGATTGTTTATATCAACAGATGCAAATGTAACATTGTTAGCTAATATTGGAACATTTGCTAGTGTTCCGAAAAAGAACGTTGTAACACTATCACCTTTTGTGGGCAAATTAACGATAAATGAATTAATTGGATATAGCCTGAACATTTCTTCACGCGATTGTGAGTAATGTGTTTCAAATCCGGCTATATAAACGGGTTGTTGTACGTCAGAATAGGTATTATCAAAGTTAAACAATGGGTTTGTTGTCGGCAACACCGACATGTCTGTTGGGTATACATCTTGGTACGGGTTACAGTACCACGTGAATGTAGTCTTATTATCAAATAGTTTAATATGATCCGGAAAATCATACACAATAAAAGTATTAATATAATCTGCAAGTTGTTGAGTTGTTAATTGTGATTCAGATGGCTTACGAGTAATCCTCCGAACCTTTTCCATAATTGTTTGCAGTGTCGTGGATGGCGGGTTAACTGCTGGCATTTTAAACTCCTATAACACATTATTAAAAGCTTGGTTGATTTGACTCGTCTGTTCACCAATCGGGACTACAATAGGGCAATATTGATCTTGTCCTATTGTAGTCCCTGGAGGAATAACAAAAGGATCGAAATTAGTAGTATCAATGGGAATGGTAAATGTTACATCCGATGTAACGGTAATATCACCAATCAAATGATCGGCTTGAACCATTCCATAAGCAAGTGGTACATATAAACGCACAGTAAGACCTGATAAGTAACCATGAGCAAATGTCGTAGTTACTTCGGCAATATCAGTCTGTGTAATATTTTGAATAATACGCATAGCCGGTTTAAATACTGTACTTTGGGATGCACCACAATTTGCCATTAATAACTTTCGACAACAACTACTTGAGGATCAAGTGTATCAATTCCCATAAAATCATTACTTTGGAAGCTGAGGCGTTTAATCTTTCCTACAACGCGCATGGGTTGTTGAAAATCAACAGCTCCATTATTATATGCGCCTACGGCATTAACAGCTGCCCTAACTCCTTGACCCATGCCTGGCAATGTAACATGTTCATACTTAGGACGATTACAATTATTATTAAGATGTTTTGCTACACCCAAAGGGATTGTATATGAATGGCCGTCATAAAAGGAATATTGTTCAATATCATCACCTGGATATTGGCGAAATACGAAATCAAATTTACCACCGGGACATTCATGAAAGTTAAAAGTTCCTGTTACAAGTTCGCGATCACGATCACGACGATATTGAAGTTCTTCTGCTTTTTTTTCAATAAAAGCAGCGCGTTCTTCTGCTGCTTTTTCTGCTTTTAAAGCACGAACTTCCCGCCATATTTCAATCTCGGTCTTTTTACGACTTGAAGTTTTCTTTGGTTGTACGGGTTCTAAATTCTTTTGTTCTGACATTTTTATTCCTCTCTAAAATCAAAAAAGGGGTGAGTTTAACTCACCCCACTTCATTACTCGTTATCTACACTAAATGATGTACCAGCAACCCAGAACATAACATCATTGACGTCACCAGCAGGTTTATCTGCTCCGCCAGCTAATGTCATACCAAGGAATCCAATATTATTAAATGCATCATTAGTTAAGTTTTGGTACGCAATTTTCGCAGTTTCACCAACTGGATGAATGATTGCAGGAGTAAATGCATAATCACCATCAAGAGGATAAGTAAACGCGGTAAACGTACTTGAATCGATATCAGTCGTAATAGTAGTAGCAGTAACCGAAACGATGTTACCTTCTATACCATTAATCTCAGTCATTCCATTAGGTAAATACGTTGAAACACGTATTTGTTGTCCTGCAGAATATCCATGATCAACGGTTGTAGCAATAACAGCATTTACAGCTTGCGAAATACTAGCGATAAATCTCCACGTTGGATAGAACAATGGATCAAATTTAACGATACGATATGAACCAGCACCACCAGCTCCGGGAGCAGTTGCCAATGGAACTGCTATTCGGAAAGATGTATTTGCCACAACAGTATCGATTACGAAATCAATACCACCCAATTGTTTAACAGCAGAAGCAGCAGGGGTGAAATAACGGATCACAGATCCTGTTATTAAACCAGCAGTACTTCCGGTACTAATTACGGGTTGAGTTGCAGCTGTTGAAGCTGTAGTTGCAACACTTACAGATAATGGATTGCCTGAAGTATCAAGCGGAGTGAATCCATCACCAGCAGCAAGAGTTGTAACAAAAAGACTATCAGTACCATTTTGTTTGTACCATCGCACACCGGTACCTGTAGTCATTCCATTTTGAAAAAAGTATTCAACACCAACATCATTAGTTGCTGCGATTTGAGTTAAGTTTTTTACTTCGATCCAATCTGCGGGAGATCGCAAAACAAGAGTTTTGTCATTGCCATCAGACGTAAATGAACCTTGAAGAATTACTGTATCTAAAGCCATGTTATTCCCCTTATACGTTCTTGGTTACGCGAAGATTGAGTAGCCAAGTGTCATTCAAGAGAACAGGTGCTTCAGCAAATTTATATGCTGTAGAACCGTTCAATGCTAAAGGTCCATCATAAAGAGGATCACGATAGATAAATTCAGCAGATGCACCATTTTGATAAATGCAGGCATAGGCTTCTCGGGCTGCAATGAAAATATTGTAGACGTTTTGACCCAATGCAGATGCATTTGGTGAAACTGACCCGATTGAAGATATCAAGAAGCGAACATTCTTAAATGAACCGATTTCTGAAGGTAAAGTTGGATTCTGATTTGGATAGTTATACTTACTAATGAAACCAGTCATATTATCTATGTCTGAGTTCAATCGTGAGTTAGCCATCGCAATATATGATTCACGTACTGGTGATGTTCCAAATTTCAAATCACCTTCAACGTTATCCAAAATCATGTACGCATTATTAGTAATAAGCGTAGTGATAATATCATCAACGTCAGGTTCAGATATATTTGTTGGATTGTCACCATTACCACCAGAAACTGCGTTAACGAATGAAGCTGTTGAAGCTAACATATCGCGTAACAATTGATCTTGTGTTTGACGTAATGATACACCCAAACGAGCTGCTGCTTCGTTTAAAGCAGGATCTTCGTTGGTTAACACAACTTGTTCGTTTAATACAACGTAGGTGCCATACCATTCAATTTTAGCGTCAATATTTATAGCAGAAAGTTGCTGAGCTGGTGGAGTTATACCTGTATTTCCGAGAGGTACCATAGCAGTTGCTAATGGATTGTATCGACGGAAACGCATAATATCACCACGATTACGAGGCATTTCTTTCTTCATCGCTGCAACACCATGAATCAATGTAGGTGTAGGTACAGCTAGAAGTTTATAAGAAAACGCGATCGCAACTGGAGCTGGCAACGAACTGGTCGTAGTAATTGCCATGTTATTTTTCCTTAAGTTACAATAGTTCGGCTTTAAACCGAATAACGTTTTACACTTAAGTTTGACGAGAACTTATTACAGTCATGGATTGGCGATTTTCCGTACAGCCGAAATGAAATGGAGTGGCGAGTTCCGTACAACCGAACAGGTTTGATGAGTACCCGAATTACATCAAGATGAAACTATCATAACTTGAGTAAAAAAATCAAACCCCTCTATGGTCGGTATGATTATAGAGGGGTGAAAGAGTAAACGAAAGAGATCTTATAGTTTCCTGATAGCACTATCCATTTGTTCTAATAATTGTTTTTTAAGTTCGGGAGTTAGTCCATTAGCGAATGCATTAGCATTAGACAACGGAGAAGAACCACCCTGAGTTGAAGCCAATGAGTTTAATGGCCTTGGTTTATTATAATTTGCTTGTGCCTTTTGTTGCTGGGCAATTTGAGCAGGATCTTGGTATATTCCATTAGCCTTAATAGCTTTATATGCCATAGAAGCTTGTGTATATGTATCTTGAATTGTGGCAATGCCCGCAGCTTCTTCAGGATCTAATTCTCTTAATTGAGTAATATTTTCTTCAGTCATAACACGATCAATATCAGGATATTTAGTTCGCAATCTCATCTCATCCTGTTGTCGTTTAAAATCTCTTTGAATCTTTTTGGTTTCTCGAATCTCTTTATTAAGTTTTGCTACATATTTAGCAGGAACATAATCATCAGGTTCTAAACCACTATCATCTTCATCTTGCTGGGGTTTTTGCTGTGATTGTAATGATTGAACATAGCGTTGTAATTCATCTCGTTCGCGCTCTGCTTTACGTTTTTCTTCGCGCATTACTCTAAAATTTCGATCTGCCACGCTTTCTTGTTGAACCTGTGGTGCGGCTGCCGAAGCTAACTCTTGTGGTTCTTCTGGGGCTTGATCTTGTAATACTTGTGCTGGTTCTTCTTGTTCATTAATTTGTTGCATGAATTATCCTCTCTTTCTTTAATCTACCGAATTCATCTTCTCCATTAAGTTCTCTGCTTTTTTTATCTAAAGTTCCATCTCTAAAATCTAATATCATATCTAACATGCAATGTTCCTCCGGGACAATCTCAAGTGCATGAAATACAAAATGATCACAAGTATCAGGATCAGGTACAGTCCATAAATATTCAAGTCGTTCTTCTTTTCTATAATATTTAAAAACAGTTTGATCGTAGGCTGGGCGTGGACAGGTCTCAAATGCATAAAATCTGCGGCGTATTACATTTCCAAGTACTTTCTCTCTGTGTAGCAAGCCTACTACAAAAAAATCGCCCTTAAAGCGTTTTTTGCCTAATTCAGCACATTCCTCAAACTGAGGCATATAATCTTTGCAATATTCATTAA